TGCAACGAGGATAAAATGACATACAATCTAGACAATCAAACGAGAATTAAAGAAGATATACTGATCTTTAAAAACTTTTTAAATAAAGATGAATGTGATAGTGTATTAAAATACTGGGAGCATTCTGCTGATAAAGAAACCTTGAGGTGGGACCCAATATCTTTCTACGATTCATTTGCTTCGAATCTTCCAGACGATGAGGATAAATTAAACTTTGGGCTACCTTCAGATTTTTTTACTATGCTTCAAGATAAAATTCAAGAAGCTACTGCTATATGCAGAGGAAAGCCAGTTCGTCTTGTAAGTTATCATGCACAAAAATGGGTCGAGGGTGCGTACGCTGGTTATCATTCAGACAATAGCTCTATAGATTCCCCAGAATATAATTCATTTGAAAGAAGTAAGTGGGCGGCTTTCTTGTACTTAAATGATGATTTTGAAGGTGGCGCTTTAAATTTTAGAGATCACGATATAACAATTCAGCCACAAGTCGGAATGCTTGTTGCATTTAATGGAGGACATCATAATATACATGAGGTTCAGATGATAACAAAAGGAGAAAGATGGACTATTGGATCTTTTTGGGATAACGAAGAGGCTGAGTACAGTGATGAAAAAAGAGCATTGTGGGAAGAGGATATTGCCGAGCAAAGAAAAAGACAAGCCGAAGATGCAGCATCCTGGGCTGAAATGAAAGAGCGTGGCGAGAGAATGTTGCCAGGTCCAGACCAAACAGCTAAAAAAGAAGTAGCGTTAAAAATTGGAGAAAATTAATATGGAAATGATTCGAGAGATATTACATCCACAAGTTTACTACTATAGAAATGCAATTCCAAACGTTAAAGAGTGGCTAGAATTAGTTAACGAGTCAGAAAATAGAGAAGACGTAAAGCCACTCATAACTGCATGGAATCAGTGGGATGTGGATGAGAATAGATCTATGGGTCATCCATATATTTATGGATATAAGAAGCTTTGCCTTTTAAATGATGTTTTCAATATAGATAAAGATGTAACGGAAGAGGCAAAAGAGTTTTTTATTAAAATCAGAGATCCTCTTTTTAACGCAATCAAAGCAGTATGTGAAGATTATAAAGAAGCACAAGGAATAAAAGAAGAAATAATTTTATTAAATCAGTTTGGCGTACATAGATACAGGTCTGGAAATTATATGGGAGTTCATCATGATTCTCAAGAGGGCGACACACGCTTGCTATACTCATTAGTTGTTTGGCCAAATGATGATTATGAAGGTGGAGAGCTATCATTTAGCATTAGAGACGGCGTATTGACTGGTACAGAAGATGGAAATCTTGTAGCAGATTTGAGCGATCCAAAAAATGAAGGTCTTTATGATTTTTACATCAAACCAGAAGCGGGAAGTATTGTAATATTCCCTTCACCTTCACCTTTTAGTCACACAGCCCACCTAGTAAAGTCTGGATGGAAATACATGCTACCGATGTTCTGGATAGATCCAAACGGAGAAGATACTTTGTTTAAACAAGATCCAGAATGGAAATTAGAATTTGTTTATCCAGATAAAGAAGATTTATTTAAATAGTAATAATGATATACTTAGTATATAAAATATTAAAGGAGATACGTTATGATATCTGAAGAGCTTTACGACAAGGTTTACTACTATAGAAATGTTATAGAAGATCCTAAAAAAATAGTTGATTTAATAGAATCAACTCAGGATGATAAGTTTTCCAGCTTTATTACTAAGTGGGAAGAATGGTCTGCATGCAGTGGACAAATGTATATTTATGGCGAACACAAAAGAATAAAGTGTTTAAATATGGATGAGGTTATAAAAGATTGTCCAGAAGAAATTTTAGATGAAGCAAAATATTTATTTAGTGAGATCTTTGATGGCATGAGAAAAGTTTGTGAAGACTACGCCCAAAAAGTAAATGATGATTCAAAAATAATTTTAATGACAGATACAGCAATTAAAAAGTATATGACTGGTACGTTTATGGGTTCACATTTTGATCAGCAAGAGGGAGATAGAAGATTGCGCTACTCTCTTGTTATGTATTTAAATGATGATTACCAAGGCGGAGAGCTTTCATTCAATGTTAAAGACGGAGTGCTGACATCTACAGACGACAAAGGTAAATTCGTAGACGGCGTTTTTATACCAGAGTAAGAGGATTTAAAAATGGCAATGTATGTTTTTCAGGAGCTTGCTCCTAAAGTTTTTTATTTTACCTACTGTTTGCAAGAAATAGGTAATTATGTTGGTTTTATTGAGGATTCAGAAAATGGTTCCGTTAATAATAATCTAATAAGCAAGTGGGAAAATAAAGAGTACGGCTCCATAAAAACATTTTCTTCTGATTTTACAAATGAATCAGAGAGAGTTGATGTAAGAAGTACATTTTTAATTAATAATTTAAAAGCAACGATGCATTATTGTTTTACACAATACAGACTTTTTAATAATATTGAAGATCAGGTTAATCTAAATAAATCATTCTCAGTAGTAAAGTATTTTGAAGGCAATAAGGAAAAAGAAGAACCTTTTGGTAAATATACCGCAAAACTTTATATAAACAGTTCTTATGAAGGCGGAGAGTTTTTGATTCCTGGTCGACAACCACTTAAGCCAGAAGCTGGCAGCTTAATCATTTATCCATCTAATCTAAATGTTGATTCTACAGAAGTAAAAGGTAATTCTAAGTACGTGGGCGTCGGACACTGGGTATAGTCTTTATATCTGATATAATAAAATAATGTTATATTACTCTTCAATACTAAAAGACTCACCAGTAGGTTTTTGGAAGCTGGACGAGTCTTCTGGGTCCACCGCATATGATTCTTCAGGATGCGGAAATAATGGATCCTATTACGGTAATATAAATAAAGTAGATATACCATTAGTTCCAGGTGGAGTACATTCAAATAAAATTACAGATACAGACACAATTCAGTTTAATGTAACAAAAGATTTTTCTGGCCAGGGTGGCATAGGTGGATTTGGGATACAGAAAACAGAGGACAATGATTTTTCTTTAGAGGTATGGTTTCATCCCAAAAACATAACAGGTTTAACACCAATATTGGCAGATGACTCTGGAATTGGGATATATTGGGACAATGGGAATATTGTTTTTAAATTAGAGTCTGAGAGAGTTGACTACACCGTTCCATATATAAACAAAACTTTTCATGTCGTTGCGACATATGAAATAAATGCAATAAGGTTGTACGTAGATTCAGAGTTGGTATCTTCTAAATTTATAACTCCTATAACTTTTTCAAATGAGTCTCTTTCAATAGAAAGTGGTCCTTCGGCTTCAGGAGAATATTTTCTTGTAGATTCGCCAGCAGTGTATAGATACTCTTTAGATATAAATAAAGTTAAGTCACATTATCAGCATGTAAATACAAATACAAGCGTTCAAGTTGTTAAAAGTAATTTCGGGCAGCTTTTTAAATCAACATTGCAGCATCAATACCAGCCAGATCAGTTTACTTGGCCAGCATACATACCATTTAATCTTTTTGAGAATGAAAATATTTTACACAGGAAGACAACAAATAGTTTATATTTGAGTGGTGCTACAAGCGCATACTTTATAACATCAATTGGTCCATCAGCATCTAAACAGTATATTTCTTCAAAGATAGAATGGTTCGGAGGCAACGGTATATCTGTATATTCATCATTAGATTATGATGGGGAAGACACAGTTTGGCAAGAATGCACAAATGGATCTTGTATACCAGGAATTAGTCTTGGGGAAACATTTTTAAATGAAAAAGAAATATACTTTAAAGTAGAATTTAATTCTGAAGATATAAATCTGTATGTTCCAGAAATATATTATCTAGGAGTTTATTTGTATGAAGATAAAAAGTTGTATTCTCATAACGGCAGATCTTTTATTTCTACCTCTGAACCAACAAATGTAGACTCCTGGGATATAGATTTTTCAAATAGAGAATACCATCTTATTTCAAGAAACTATGACAATGGAATAAGATCACGTGGGGCAGGATTTTATGTCGAGACGGTGGACGATAACTCATCAATAGAAATTATACTTACTCCAACTAGCTTAGGTTCTGGATACTTAATTTATAATAAAACAGAAAATGTAGAATACAGCCTTGCATGGTCCTCTAATGGAACCATATCTAAATCAAATATTTCTGGTTTATTCATAAATGGTCAAGACATATCTTCCGCTACCAGCATATCTTCTTATTTAAATATTGATGAGCCAAACTATATTCTTATAAAGACCTCAAGCCCAATTTCAGGCCAGATTTGGTTTAATACAAAATCCGAAGGTGCAGTTAGATCTGGAACCCTAGAAGACAATTTATACTCTGAAATAGACTATCTAACTAATTATAATATATACACAGGCAATGAAAGTGTTTCAAACACACCTTCTGTAGTATTACTTAATGATATTGGGCCTACAGCCTACGACTTTGACTGGGTCGTGCTAGATAACGCTTAATTTTGTCAGGATAGTTGACAAAAAGCTGGACTTGAAGTGTTAAAAGTGGTAGAATAAGTACATATGGATATAAAAAGAACTAAAGCCAAGTTTGAACAAGGCGAAACACGCCTTGGAACATACGTCTGGGAAATGCCAGATGGTAGATGGATTGGCGATGATGACGGCAACTTCCTTTCAATACTTGCAATGCGTGGCGATAGAGTTAAGATGAATATGCTTGCAGATGCAGTAAGACACTATGGCATAGATGTAGGGCAGCCACTTTTTCTTGAAGGCCGAAGAAAAATAGATGACGAAGAACTAGAATACCAGAAGCAAAGATTAAGGTGGGGATTGACTCCAGACCCTCTAGATATTGGTGTTTATAAAGATGAAATGAAAGCAGCAAAGGGAAAGAAAAAATGATTCAATATGAAGAAGATGAGCAGTCAACAAATATAGAGATATCTAATGTAGCAGATTGGATGAAGTTTAATTCTCCAGCTACAAATAATTCAAATGATCCGTTTTTGGCAGAAGGCGAAGAGATATTAAAGCTAAACGGTTTGGGGCCATCATTTAGAAGAAAAGTTAGCAGAGATCTTCAAAAAAGATTTGTTGGAACTGATGGTGCTGCAACACAACAATTATTAATTCAGCAGGCAGTAAGCGGGTATGCATTATTTGACCTAGTACAGCCAGAATATAATCTAGATTATTTATCTACAATTTATGAGATTTCACCATACAACTATGCTGCAATTAATGCAAAGGTTTCTAATATTGTAGGCCTTGGTTTTGATTTTATAGAATCTAGAAAAACTACAGATATGTTAGATTCAATTGAAGATGAAAAGCAGTTAGAGAGAGCCCGCAGAAAATTAAATAGGATTAAACAAGATCTACACCAATGGCTTGAAGATTGTAATGAAGAAGAAACGTTTAAGGAAACACTTATTAAGTTCTACACCGACGTAGAAGCTACTGGTAATGGGTATCTGGAGGTCGGTAGAACCACTGGCGGCAAGATAGGGTACATTGGACATATCCCATCAAAGACAATGCGTGTAAGACGCCTTAGAGACGGTTTTGTGCAACTGCTATATGGCAAGGCAGTATTTTTTAGAAACTTTGGAGATACAGAAACAGCAAATCCGATTGCAGGTTCAACTGATCGTCCAAATGAAATTATTCATTTAAAGAAATATACTCCTAAAAATAATTATTATGGAATTCCAGATATAATTGCAGCTCAAAGCGCAATGGCAGGAAATGAATTTGCTGGAAAATATAACTTAGATTATTTTGAAAATAAGGCTGTGCCTAGATATATTATTACTGTTAAAGGTGCTAAGTTGTCTACAGAGTCTGAGCGTAAATTATTAGAATTTTTCCAGGTTGGATTGAAGGGGAAGAACCACAGATCACTTTATATTCCTCTTCCACCAGATTCTCCAGATTCAAAGGTTGAGTTTAAAATGGAACCAATTGAGGCGGGCCAGCAGGAGTCTTCATTTAATGTTTATAGGACATCAAATAGAGATGAAATATTGATGGCGCACAGAGTTCCTATTAATAAAATTGGAACAGCAACTGGTATATCGCTAGCAAATGCTAGGGATGCAGATAAAACATTTAAAGAGCAGGTATGTGCTCCAGCTCAAGATATATTAGAGAAAAAGCTAAATAAGATAATTGAAGAAATGACCGATGCATTAAATCTTAAATTCAATGAGTTAAGCCTGACTGATGAGGATACTCAGTCTAAGATTGATGAAAGATATTTAAGAATGCAGGTATTTACTCCAAATGAAATTAGAATTAGGAAGGGAATGGTCCCCCTAGATGGTGGCGATGAGGTAGTAGACTTGCAGTCAAAAGCGGCAGAAATTAAGGCTCAGGCTATGCAAAGCAGAACCAGGGATGCTGAGCGATCAGCAAATTCTCCAGATAATTCGGGGGAAGGCAGAAATGCCAAGGGCGACGGAAGACAAGTCGAGTAGTCCTACTCAACTAGTTATTTGCCTTTAGATATATAGAAGTCTATAATATACACATATGACCATTGAAAAATCACATTGGTCTTCGAATGGAAATGTTATCAATTTAGCAGTTCCATTTACGAAGGTCAATAGAGAAAAAAGAACAGTCTCAGGATTTGCAACATTAGACAACCTGGATCAGACTGGCGACGTTGTAACTATGGAAGCAAGCATGAAAGCTTTTGAAAACTTCCGTGGAAACTTAAGAGAAATGCATCAACCAACAGCGGTAGGAAAAGTTGTTTCGTTTAGACCAGAGACATACTATGATCCAAAGTCAAAAGAATTTTACAATGGTGTTTATGTAGATGCATACATTTCAAAAGGCGCACAAGATACTTGGGAAAAAGTTCTTGATGGAACCCTAGCAGGATTTTCAATTGGCGGAAAGATTATAGAATCAGACAATGAAGTTAATAAAGCTACAGGACAAAGTGTTCGTTTTATTAAAGACTATGCACTTGTTGAATTGTCAATAGTTGATTCACCAGCAAATGAACTTTGCAACATATTGTCTATTGAAAAAGTAAATGGACAAATGATTTTTAAAGGTATTGCTGCAGATGTAAGAATGGAAAACATTTTTTATTGTGCAGAAAGCGATTCTGTTTTTATGTCAACAGAGTCTGAGTATGTTTCTCCCGTTACTGGTAAAAAGACAGAACTTATTGGTTGGGTAGAATCAAATGATGTAAATAAATCAAAAGAGATAGATAAGATTCTTGATTCGTATAAATCAAGATTGAAAACGTTGCCTGATACACAAATTGCAAAACAGGCAAACGCAGAAGGAGGTAATGAAGTGGAAAACGTAGAAGTTACAAATACAGAAGAGACTGTAGAGAAGTTACGTGCACCAGAGGCAACACCAGTTGTTGAAGAAGTTGCAGCAGTAGAAACTCCAACGGTTGAAAAAGTAGAAGAGTCTACAGACAACAACACTTCTGCCGAAGTTCTGGAA